GCCTTGTCGCTGGCCTTCCTTAAATCCGACCGCGTAGCTCATAACAGCCCACAAGGCTCCAGCAATGGTCATAAAGACCACAATTGATAATTCGTTCATTGTGTTGCTCCCGATTCTGGGAGCCGCGTATCAGCTCCCGAAATAGAGAGTGACAGGATCAGCCGACAAATACAACAATCACGCTTAAATCATGGCGTGTCGCTACCGCCTAAACGCCTCTCAATGCTTTTTTCATGTTCTGACTTTTGCTTATCTTTGAGGCCGTTTGATGCTAAAACCCCACCCAATGATCCGGTTAGAAAAATTGCCAAGGTTTTGAGTAGATCGATGAAAGCTGCATCATTGGGAGCTTGTGCTCCAATTGGCTGTGTCACAAAAATCAATGCATATGTGATGCCTAGCGTTACAATCAAAAACACAAATGACAAAACCGCGCCAATGAGAAACATCAAGCGCGCTTTGATCTCCTCTTGGCTTAATCTGTCTTTACTTTTCGAGGCCATCGCCTATCAAATCCTCCGTACAGGTTCCAGTCACTTTGCATTGCGGTTTCATGCACTCCGGGTTTTCCCAATTCTCGTGCAATTGGCATGGGTATCGCACCCAACCTTGATAACCACACCCGGCAAGGCTTGATGAAAGGATCAAGGCCAAGCCTGCCGCGAGTGATTTCCGGATCATTTCCCCGTTGAACCGAAAGCTGTATCAGCTGGATTTAACCAGCGCAAAATGACCGGCACGATAGCTGCAACACCACCCATTGCCATTGCCTTGAGATCGCCACCAGCCATGTACACGGCCAATGCAGCTGCTAAATATGAGCGACCCCATGAGGCCGCAATTGCTTTTGCCTGATCCATTATTTTTCTCCTTTTGGTCGATCCGGTAAATCACCGGAAAAAGGCTCATAAGCTGGTCGGCCGTAACCCACCACAAATGAGCGTGCTCCCAAAGCTCTTGATTTCACCATGACTTCTCCACCATTGCGCTGATCGCCACCGCCTGATGTGTTGCCTTCAATGGTGACAATCTGTTTTTCTGATGCTCGGATCACCAAGCCAATGTGGTTGATTGTTGTTTTGTCATCGATGATGAAATCAAAGAAAACAAAATCACCAATTTTTGGTGTTGTATGCCATTGCTTTGCTTTCTTAAAAGCCTCGGCACCAACTCTTGTGCTGACCACATTTGGCACCTTGACACCGGCTTGATCTGCACACCAATTCAGAAACGAGCCACACCATGGCAGCTTGTCGGCTTTCATGTGTTTGCCGTACTTTGTCTCATTGTTTCCGGTTTCAGCTGTACCGACTTCGGCCAATGCAACCTGAATCAATCTAGGCAATGTGCCTTGTGGAAAATTACTCATGGCACGGTTGGAAATTCCGCATCATCAGCCAATACGCCTTGAGCTGGCAAATCGCGCAAAGCTTGGCGATATTCAGCCCACGCTTCTTTGTCAGTTGGTGCATCTGTGTGCATTGTCCAGTCTGTACGCGCTAGTTCTGCATTACGCCAAAGCTTAATTTGATCCCACTTTTGCTCATTTGTAGCATCTGGAAAATTAAGATTAAAAGAAAATGTCATTTTAAGCCGCCTCAAATGTTGCTTGAATTGTGATTATGTCGTTTGTTGTCCATGTGAAAGGTGTGCTTGCAGTAACAGCGGCATAGGTTGCATAAGTTCCAGCCGTATTTAAACAAACCAATCTCAAAGCATCACCAAATCCGTTAATTCCAGCACCGAAAACTTCAGCTGTTCCACTGTCTGTAAATAAAACATTTGCACTCAGCAATCTCGTTGTTGCTGCGCCTGTGGACGGCAAAAAGAAATACGGCTCCGTGCCCATTGACGATGTTGATCCTAAAGTTATTTTCCATTCGGCAAAAACTGTTTTACCAATTTGCATGTATTTGCCTGTCGCGGTTCCATTACCTAAAGTAAAGTTTCCAAAAGTGACAGTGAAAGATGTCCAAGTACCAGCCCACTCTAAGCCTGTTGCAGTTGATGAATTGGCTCGTAAAAATGTGTTATTTGCGCCAGCTGTTAAATTGTCAAAAGTCTGTGAACCTGTGCCAGCGATTAAATCGCCTTTTGCTGCAATTTCAGTTGCCATTGAGTTTGTAATTGTGACCGCACCAGATGTGCCACCGCCTGAAATGCCTGTGCCAGCTGTAACAGCTGTAATGTCACCAACATCATTTGTTATCCATGCAAAGTCCATATCGGCATTTGTTGCTTTGGCCAAAATCTGGCCAGTTGTGCCGCCTTTAAGATCGACCATTGATGTGTCGATGCCATCGCCTAAAGCTTCGATTGCTGTTGCGCCATCCTTGACCAAATCGGTGCTCGTTGGCACCGGCCAGCCAAAATTGGGAGTTGTTGTTGCCATTTATGCCACCGATCCGATCGCGTTTTCCCATGTAAGTGTTGGGTTGATTGTATTCCAAGACTCCAAAGCAGACACCTGATTCCATCGGAGTGTCACTTGGGAGAATTCAATTGGCGAAAGGTTGATCGATATTGATAGCGCATTGTAAGAGGCGCGAAATGACCAGCCTTCCACATAGCCTTGAAATTGGCTATTGACGATATTTGGTGGCAAGTCGGTGATTTCAACCGGCAGCCCCATGAAAATGTTGAGTAGATCATCGCGATCTGCATCATCGATTTCGGGTGATCCCAATGGAAATTCGATGGAATCAAAAAACGCGCGTGGATAGGCTTTGAGCTGTAAGCGGCGTGCAGCTACGGCAGCGGCCTCGGTCGCATCCTCTAAATTTGTATCAAAGATTTCAGCAAATTTGCCGTATTGGGATATCGATGCCAAATCACTTTCTACAATCTGTTGGTTTTTGTAATTCAATGTGATGTAGTTTCTCACATCGCCTGACCGGGTGATTGACTTCAAACCAATGCCAATGGATGTGTTTGCTGAAATTGTCGTGTATCCGTTGTCTGCCAAATATGTTTGTCGGTGTAATGCATCGGCATACCCAATGCGCCCCGATGAATCCTCAAACATATAACCGAGGCCAGATTCTGCAATTTGTGAGGCCAATGTGTAGCTTGAAACAGGATCGGCAGTTCTTGACACCATTTCATATTGACCAGGCTGATCGATCTCACCCAATCCCACATTTTCAGCATCAGCCCATGTGGTGGTCGGATCGTAATCTTGCCATTGTAAAGCTGGTGCAACTTCGTTCCAATTGTTGAGCAATAGATCGCTGAGGATCGCATAAATCTGATCCCCATCGTAAGCCTTAGCCAAAGCCAATTCCCAATTTGCTCGCGCCAATCGCGCCAAAGCTCCCAAAGCTGTAATGCGTGCAGCTGTGACATAACCGCGTGATCCAGCTGATTGCACAGAAATCTCAAGGTCTGAAATAAAGCCACCAAACAAATCCACAAATGTGCCGCTGGAATCCTTGATTGAAATCAAAATGTCTGTGCCGACTGTAAATGGATAATCGGTGTTATCAAAATTGATCAACTCTACCGAGCAATATCCGGCCACAGGTTGTTCATAGATTGATGTGCGCCCCGATGTAATGTTTAGATTTGCAATGGTCGATGAGCTGTAATCCACCTCATTGATTAAAATCCTGTATTCGGGATACCAAAGGCTCATACCAAAGCTCCAGCACCAAGCGTGCCTCGATAGCTTGAATTGTTGAGAATTGTGATGATTTGGCGTGCAACGCTTTCTGGGTCAAGCGCACCATTGACTGTGATATTGATGCCGCCACCGCCACCGCCCAATTTGTGATTTGGGATGATCGAGCCGCTGCCTGATGGTGTAAATAATTCCGGGCCACGCTCACCAACAAGGTATGTGGTGCCAGCATTTACCGGGCCACCGGCTGCCTTACCGCCACCAAAGATTTTGTCAATAACGCTGCCGATACCTTGCACCAATGGATTGTCCTTGACCAGTTTGATAAAGGCTTTGACCTTTTCAATAACATCGTCAAAGAATCCAACAAGCTTTGATACGCCTGTGGCAACAGCTGCAATTGCAACACCAACAGCCTCAAATGCTACCTTCAAAACTGTGCCTATTGCTGGGCCAAGATTATCCCGAACAAATTCTGCAATGGATTTGAACAATTTGAGCAATGGTGCCAAATCATCCTCATTGTCTGAAATTGCTTTGCTGATTGTGTCAAAAGCATTTTTCAAACCGGTCAATGCTGGGCCAAAGATATGGGCAAAAAATGGCACTACATAATCAAACAAATAGCTGTACAAGGCTTTGAAAGCTGGTACAACAAAATCGGTCAAAATATCTTTGACACCATTTAATGGGTCTTTGAGATTTGTGCCTATGTTTTCTGCCATTTTTGCAAGCGTTGGAATTACCTTATCCACAAAAATTGTGACCATTGGTGTAATCGCATCGAGGATAAATGAGCCGACTGTCTCTTTGCCTTCATCAAATGCAATCTTGAGTCGATCCATTTTGCCTTGAAATGTCTCAGCTTTTACCGATGCTTGATTTTCAAAGGTATCTGCCAGCTTCTTTGTAATCTCATCCATCGAAAGTGTTTTGAGCGTTGCCGCGCTTAGGCCAACACCCAATTTGCCCAAAGCGGCTGTGTTACCTTCTTGAGCCTTTGCCAAAGCATTGGAAACCGCCTCAAGCGATTTGCCACTACCAGCAGCAATATCAATTGCCAATCCTTGCAATCTTTGTGCTTTTTCGACATCGCCTGTGGCACGCGCCAAACGCTCAAGCGATGGCCTTAGATCATCATCGGTTACTCCAAAGGCCAATGATGTTTTGGTGATGTAATCCTCTGTGCTCTTGATTTGAGCATTGGTGGCACCTGTGACATTGCGTAAAGTCAAAGCCAATCGATCTTGTGCGGCTGCATCTGCAATGGCCGCTTTGACCCCATCAACGGCCAATTTGCCAGCATAAACAGCGGCAGCGGCTCCAGCTGCGGCAAATGCCAATCCAGCCTTTTTGCCAAAATCGCTGAGCTTTGAGCCAAAGGTTTGAACCTCTTTGCTGCCTGTGTCTAAACTCTTTTTGAGCTGATCAATATCACCAAGGATCGAGAGTTTTAATGTTCTGGATTGTCCGGCCATTACCACTCCTTCAAAATCTTAGAAAATGCTGTTTCCCATTGAGCAATGATATGAGGTTGCTCAGCTCTCAATGTTGGGTAAATGAAATACCCGCGTGATCCTCGACCTTGACGGCCTGACCACACCGGGAATTGTTTGAATTTATTTGATCCAAATTCATAACCGCCCCAAAGCTGTTGAGTTGTACCGCCACCGCTAAATTTCTGCGACACAAAGCCAAATGAAATTTCACCAATCTTTGATGATTTGCTAACACGCGAACCATCGGCAATTCGACCAGCTGCATTGTTCGGCCTATTTGCTGCCTCGCTTTTGATCTTTGATTGCAGATAAGTGGCTAAGCTGTTTGAAACGCCTTTGGCCTGTGCAACAGCTGTTTGATCCATAGCTTTGAAAGCCTTGATGATGCCGCGCAAATCACTCTTGTCATAAGTGATCGCATCAGTTGCCATTGCGCTTCTCCAATATCTCAAATGCGGTTAAAACATCCTCAGCGGTTTGAAACTC